CCGGGGCCGCGCCGGCTGCGGTCCACCACCGTAAGGAGGGCCCGCGATGCGGGTACGCAAGCACAATCCCGGCTCCAGCTCACACGGGCACGTGTGGGAAGAGGCCGGGCAGATCCTGGATATCCCGGCGGAGGACGCCGCGGACCTGATGCGGGTCGCCCCGGGCGAGTTCGAGTTCGTGCCCGACGAGCCCGAGGCCCCGGAGAACCCGCCGCAGGACCCGGAGCCGGAGGACCCCGAAGACACCGGCGACCCGGAGGACCCCGAGCCCGAGACACCGGAGCCGGTGACCGAGCCGGAGCCGATGCCGGAGGCCGCGCCCGCGCCCGAGCCGACGCCCGAACCCGCCGAGACCAAGAAGCCCCCGGCCCGGCGCCCCCGCGCGCCCCGCCGAGTGACCGAGGACTGATCCCATGGCGGCCGATACCGTCGTCCCGCTCCTGACCTGGCCGCAGTTCATCGAGGGCGCATTCAAGGACCTCGGCCGCTCATTCAGCACCCAGGCGCAGACGGACTACCTCGGCGAAGCCACCCGGCTCTGCGAAGAGCACGTCGACCGCCGCCTGGCCCCGTTCGCCGCGGCCATCGAGACGCACAGGGCCGACGGGATCGACCCGGACGAGTACATGGACTCCGGGGCGATGCCGCTCGACCTGGCCGGCAGCCTGGGCAGGAACTGGGCGGCCAGCTTCGGCAGCACGGCGATGATCCGCCGCATGCACCTCGCCGAATACGCCCCCCGCTACCCCGACATGTGGGCCTACAGCAACGTCAGCATCACCATCGTCCGCTCGTATGGCGGAAACGAGGTGCTGCCGGTCGGGAAATTGCTGATGGGCCCGCAGCCCGACACGGGGTTCACCTGGTTCGAGCTCGGCCAGTTCATCCCGGCCGGGTCGATGATCCAGGTCACCTACGGCGGGGGCTACCAGACGGTTCCCGGCTCTCTGGTCAGGGCGGGAAAGTACATGCTCGCGTCCATCCTGGTCACCGAGCTGGACCCATCGGGGGCGACCCACAACCACGACCCGGACGTGCTGCGGGGCAAGGCGGAGGAAATCCTCACGCCGTACATGCGGACATGACGCCGGGTGAGGTGACGCGATGACGTGGGGCGTTCACCACCACGCGAAGCACACCGTCCACCACAGCAGGAAGCGCCGGAAGGGCCACAAGGTCAGTGCGGCCACCCGCAAGAAGCTGTCCAAGGCCAACAAGGGCAAGCACCACAAGGGCCACAAGCTCACCGCGGCCCAGAAGGCGCACCGCCGCAAGCTGATGAAGGGCAAGCACCACAAGGGCCACAAGGTCAGTGCGGCGACCCGCGCGAAGCTGCGGAAGGCGAACAAGGGCAAGCACCACAAGGGCCACAAGATGACCGCGGCCCAGCGCGCGAAGCTCAGTAAACGCATGAAGGGCCGGCACATGTCGGCGAAGGCGCGGGCCCGGATGTCCGCCGCTCAGCGCAAGCGCCACCGCCTGCACCCGGGCAAGGCCAAGCCCGCGAAGACGGGACGCCGCAGCCGGGGGCAGCGCAGGTTCCGCGCCGGCGTGATGCGGCACCACATCAGGTCCACCCGGGTCATGCGCGGCCACCACCTGCACTCCACGAAGCGCGTGCATGGCATCCGGCGGCGTAGCACGCGCACGCCGCACTACGGGCGGAAGACGAGCTTCACGCCCCGCAAGATCGCATCGCACGGCCGGATCAACCGCCGCGTCGACCGCGCCCGGGGGCGCAGAAGGAGACGGCGTTGAACCCAGCCGACATCGCCACGGCGGTAGACCGGGAGACGGCCTGGCTGACGGCGTACAACCCGGCAGACGGCCTGCCCGCGCTCCTCACCGCCAACGGCGGCCCGTGGGACGCCATCCAGGCCTACACACCCCGGACCGCAGGGCAGAGCCAGTCCTACATTCACGTCCTCCGCCGCGGCTTCTCCACGACCCGCTGGGGCCAGCAGCGGCGCATGCCGACCTACCCGTTCCACCTGGTCTGCCATTGGCCGATCGGTGCCACCTCGACGGGCACGAACTTGGCCGAGGACGAGCAGCGCGCGTTCGACCTGGCGCTCGCGCTGGTGGTCCAGCGGATCGAGGGCTTCGTGGGCGAGAAGTCCCACGGCGGCCGGTTCCTCAGCGCGGGCGAGTCCCCGAACGGAACCAAGATCGACGTGACGCCCACCGACCCGGCCCAGACCATCCCCTCCGGCTACCTCGAAGCCGTCGTGACGTACCTGATCGACGACAACGAATACGTGATGTAGGAGAGCCCATGCCGCTCCAGCGGAACACCACTGACCATCCGCTGGACGTGTGGGCGGCCTCCGCCACGGTCCAGCCCGGCGACACGATCGACTGGCCGGACCCGGTCATCGGCTTCGAGCTGGTCGAGCCGGAGCCGGCCGCCACGCCCCCGGACACCCCGGCGACGCCCGCCGTCGAGCCCTCACCCCCGAAGACGACCCGCAAGGCCGCCAAGCCGGCCGGTGAAGGGAGCGCGACGACATGACCCTGCTCGCACGTAACGGCTGGCTCGCCGCGGTCAAGGAAGTGACGCCCGGGACGTGGCTGGCCCCGTTGTTCGCTCTGCCCTACACCGGCAGTTCGGGCTTCGAGGACATGATCGCGAGCCTTCGCGACGAGTCCGTCCGCAACAACGACAGCGTCGTGCAGGGCGTCTACCAAGGCCCCGCGCATGCCGAATGGACGATCGATCTTGATCTGTACCCGGACCTGGTTGGTCACCTGCTCGCCGCGACGATCGGCGCGGACACGGTCACGCCCGCGGTGTCCACGACCCTGTCGGCCGCCACGCTCGTCGGTGCGACGGCCATCTCGACGCTGGTCGCGATCCCGGCGGGCACGGTCGTCCGCCTCGATGTGGCCGGCCTGATCGAGTACGCGTGGACGGACGGGGTCTCGACCGGAGCCGGACCTTTCGTGTCCAATGTCACGACGGTGCTGGGCAAGATCGGGGCCGCAAGGGTCGGCCTGTCGCTGGCGCACGCGTCCGGTGTCGCGGCCGTCACCCCGACGCAGCACGTCTTCAAGCAGAACCCCGCGGTGCCGCTGCCGACGTACTCGTTCACGTACTTCGACACCGTCAACTACTTCTCCTGCTCGTATGGCCGGTTCAGCGATCTTCAGATCAAGATCGACACGAAGGGGAAGATCAGCGTCTCCACGAAGGCGATGAGCTTCCCGTCGGTGCTCGCGACCGCGACGGCGCCCGCCTTCACCGCTTTCGACCCGCTGCTCGGCTGGAGCTGGCTCCTCTCCAACGGAGGCGCGGCCAGCACTCGTGGCCTGACCTTCGATGGGACGATCAAGCGCGTCGTCGAGGCCATCAGCTCCAGTGACGGGACGCAGACCCCGCGCGAAGTCTTCGCGGGCGCCATCGAGGCCGACTACACCCTCAAGGCGATCTACGAGAACGCCATCGACCTCGGCCTGTACCTGAACAACAACCAGCTGCCGATGATCGTGACCGCGCAGCAGCCGGTCAGCCGCGGCGGCCAGTCCCTCAGCCTCACGTCGAGCAAGAGCGCGTGGACGAAGGGCAAGCGGGACATGTCGCAGCCCTACGCGCAGGCCGACTACTCGGTGACCGCGGTGGCGAACACCACGGACTCCGGCGTGGTGCAGGCCACGCTCCTGAACTGGCAGAGCTCGGCCTACTAAGGCTCTGACCTGCGGGAACCCACAATCTCCCGGCGTGCTGGATGGCGTGCCTGACGTGTGAGGGCGCGGGGAGCGCGCCCCTCCGGCACGCCGGGACCAACCCCCGACCCCCTCACAGGAGTTACCTCATGGCCACACCCGTGTACCCGTACGTCCCGCAGCCCCAGCCGGGGCCGCTGCCGGCCCCGTACACGCCAGGCGCCCCTCCGATGGACGCCGGCACCGGCGAGAACCCCGTGATCCCGGCGACGTTCCTGCCGCAGGGCCCGGTTCCCCTGCCCGCCTACGAGCAGCCCGTGCCGCAGCTCGCCGACCAGGCGAACACCGCACCCAAGATCCCCGAAGGCGGGTACGCAAGCCGGTTCGTGACGATCCCGCTGCCGGAGTTCAACCAGCCCGGCATCACCTGCTCGGTGCGCCTCCGCAACCCCGGCATGATGTCGCAGGGCGCGTTCGAGGGCATGGCGGACAGCGTCAGCGGTATCGAGCTCGGCGCCGACGGCGAGCCGGACATGGCGAAGGTGGACGCCGTGGCGGCCATGCCCGCGCTGTACGCCCAACTCCTCAAGCTCATCGCCGGGTGGACGATGTGGGACGCCGAAAGCGAGGACGAGATCCCGCCGCTGCTTCCCTCCCCGCCTGCGTCCGTGGACGATCTGAAGCGGGCCCCGGCCGGTGCGCTCAAGGCGGTCCTGGCGGGCATGGGTGAGCTGCTGGGCCCTCAGTAGCCCCCGGCTCGTCCTACGCCGAGGACGTCCTGTACCCGGCGCAGAGCATCTATGGGGGCACCTGGGGCTCCGGCGCCGGGCCGGTCGAGGTCCAGTGGGCGGAGCTGATGCGGGTCTACGGCTGGTCCTGGGCCGAGTACGAGGCGACGCCGCCGTATGTGCGCCGGGTGCTCTGGGACATGCACGTCGCTCGCCGTGAGGCGCAGCAGGCCGCGGAGGAACGAGCGAACGGGGGCTGACCATGGCCGAGATGCGACCGGGCATCTTCATGGCGGGGTTCGCCCGGCTGAGCGCCGAGGGCGAGATCAAGGGGCGCCTGGGCCTGGAAGAGCTGGCCCACGCGGTGGAGAAGCAGGCGAAGATCAACGCCAGCAACGGGAGGCACGCTTACGGCACGCCGACCCCGGCCCGGCGCGGCGAGGGCCCCGCCCGAATCAGCGGGACCCTCGTGCGCTCCGTCGACCACTCCCCGATCACCAAGGAGGTCGGCGGCTGGTACACCAAGGTCGGGCCGCGGACCGGGGAGACCAACCCGAACGGCAAGACGCCGCCCGACGTGTACGGCTACTACCTGGAGACGAAGCTCGGCTTCCCCTGGCTGAAGCCGGCCGCCGAGTTCGCCACGAAGATCAGCGCCTTCACCATCTTCAACAAGAAGTACGGCGCGGGCGGCTGGCTGCGCGTCTTCTAGCCGAGGGCTTGAATGCCCGCAGTGATCTTCGCGCTCAGGTTCTTGCAGTACGCCTCCGGCGCCAGGCCGAGGATCTCCCCGCCGCCCTTGGGCCCGTAGGTGAGCGCCAACAGGTCGGCCTCGTCGCGGACGGTCGTGCCGCTGCGGATATCGCTGCACACCTGACGGCCAGACGCGGCGATATCGGCGTCCGCATAGGCGCTCAGCGACGGCTGACCGCTGCGGGCGACCCCGACGAACGCGGCATCCACGATGGCCGGGTCACTCGGGGATATGGACGTTGGCGCCTTCGTCGCTGGGGCCTTGCTCCGGACGGGAGCGCTGCTCGGCGTGCTGCTCGGGCTGCTGGTGACGACGGCGGACCGTGATGCCGCCGGCTTGCTGTCCGGGCTGTTGTGTTTCCCGGCCTGCGCGATCTGCCCGGCGACGGCCGGCACCCCGACGACCACCGCAATGACGATGGCGATTTTCGCGCCCCTGCTCAGCCGCGCCCATCGGTCCAGCATTTTTCCCACCCCAGTCCTCTCGCCCCCTTTTGGGGCGTGATGGCACCGGACCGTACACCGCTCCCGCACATAGCCGTCACCCGTTCCTCACGATCCACCAGGAAGGGCGGCTTCCTGTGTCCGATGTCGGCGAGCTGTACGTGGTCCTCCGAGCGATCACGGAGCCCTTCAAGCGCGGCATGAGGGAAGCTGCGGTGCAGGGCGAGGAGTCCTCCGGGCGTATCAACGGGGCGTTCGGGCGGCTGGCGAAGATCGGCCTGGGCGTAGGCGCTGCGGCCGTCACCGTGGGCGTGGCCGTCGTCAAGATGGCCTCGGACTTCCAGGGCTCGACGATCCGGCTCGTCACGTCGGCGGGCGAGTCGATCAAGAAGATCGACCTGGTTCGGACTGGCTTGCTGAACATGGCCGGCCAGGTCGGCGTCTCGGCGACCACCCTGTCCGGGTCCCTGTACTTCGTCGAGGCCGCGGGCTTCCACGCCGCGGACGGCCTGACCGTCCTCAAGGCCGCCGCTCAGGGCGCCGCGGCCGAGGGCGCAGACACCACGACGGTCGCCAAGGCGCTGACCGACATCTTGGTGGACTACCACCTCAAGGCGTCCGACGCGGCCAACATCACCAGCAAGATGGTCACGGCCGTTGCCCACGGCAAGACCAACTTGCAGGAGTTCTCCGGGGCGTTCGCCAGCATCGTTCCCGCCGCGTCGGCCGCGGGCATCAGCTTCCAGGACGTCATGGCGGCGCTGTCGTCCATGACGAACCACGGCTTCACCGCGGCCCGCGCGTCGCAGAACCTCGCGCAGGCCCTGCGAAGCCTCCTCAACCCGACGAAGCCCATGAAGGGCGCCTTCGCCGAGTTCGGGGTCTCGGCCGCCACCCTCAAGGAGAAGCTGAACGGTCCGAACGGGCTGACGGACGCGATGCAGTACCTGTCGCAGGCTGCGACCAAGGCAGGCAAGGAGGGCACTCCGGCGTTCGCCGCGGCCCTCAAAAGGCTCATGGGCACGGCCCCCGGCGCGAACGCTGCCCTGTCGACGGTCGGCGCGAACTTCGCGGCGACCGCAGCCACGATCAAGGCGGTCGGCGGCAGCACGGCCGACGCCAGCGGCAAGGTGCAGGGGTTCGCGCTGGTCCAGCAGACGCTGGGGCAGCGGGTCAAGGAGGTCCGGGCGGGCTTCGATGCCCTGGGCATCAAGCTCGGCACGATCCTGATCCCCTACGTGCAGGTCTTCCTGGGCTGGATCCAGAAGGGCGTCCAGTGGCTGACCGAGCACAAGTCGGCGGTCATGGTGCTGGCGGGGGCGCTTGGCACGGCCCTGGTCGTGGCGATCGTCGCGGTCGGCGCGGCCCTGGTCGCGGCGATCGGCTGGGCGGAGATCATCGCCGTTGCGGTCATGGCCGTCGGCGCCGGGATCGTCTACGCCTACACCCACTTCAAGACCTTCCACGACGTGGTCAACACCATCGCGAGCGTCGTCAAGACCCTGTTCATCGGGGCGCTGCACCTCGCGCAGGCCGCGATAAAGGGCCTCATCTCCTGGTGGGACGCGAACAAGGGCACCTTCATCGGCGCCTGGAATTCGGTCGTGCACGGTGCGCAGGCCGCCGTGAAGTGGTTCAACGACAACGTCATCGCCTGGGTGAAGGCCAGGCTCGCGGATCTCGTTGCCTGGTGGCATCAGTACAGCGGGCAGATCGAGCAGGTCTGGAACAAGCTGTTCAGCACGCTGGAGCGCGCCGCGAAGGTCTGGTGGGACGTGGGGATCCGCCCACTCCTCAAGATCATCGAGACCGTGTGGACCACCACGTGGATCGCGCTGAAGGACGCCGCGAAGCTCGTCTGGTCGCTGATCAGCGGCGCCGTCACGCTGACCATGCACAACATCATGAACGTCATCGGCCTGGTGCTCGACATCATCACCGGCAAGTGGGGCCGGGTGTGGGGCGACCTGAAGAAGCTCGTCGGTCAGGCCATCTCGGGCGCCCTCGGCGTGATCAAAAACTTGTTCTCCGGGGCGGGGACGCTGCTGTGGGACGCGGGCCGCAACATCCTCAAGGGCCTCATCGGCGGCATCAAGTCGATGCTCGGCGGGGTGGTCGAGACCATCGGGGGCGTCGCCCACACGATCCGGTCGTTCCTCCCGTTCAGCCCCGCCAAGCAGGGCCCGCTGTCGGGCTCGGGCTCGCCGGAGATCGGCGGCCGGACCATCGGCAAGATGATCGCGGCCGGCCTCGGCGCGTCCGTCCATGACGTGGCCGCAGCAGGCCACCGGGTGGCGGGGGCCGCGGCGCTGGCCATCGGAGGCAGCGCGGGCGGCGGCGGATACGGGGCGCTGTCCGTGGCCGGTGCAGGCGGCGGGAGCAGCTCGGGAGGCGGCTCGACGATCGTCGTGCAGATCAGCCGCAAGACCCTCTTCACGATCGTCCAGACCGACGCGCAGCGGAACAAGAAGCGCAACC